GAGCCACTTCATGACTCATAGTCTGTTCATTCTCAACAATCTGCATTAAACGACTAGCTAGACCAGGTTGGATTTCTTCAAATGCCTTAACCAAATCAGGAGGCGGGTATGGTGAGTAGCTTTCCGCCTCTTCCACAGCAACTGATACATCATTGCCATTTTTTGTTGCGATGCCACGTTTAGTTCGACGATGTTGAGACATTAATTAGGTATTTATAATGAGTTAAGTTCAGGTTGTTTACTGCGCAAGTCACATGCGATTCTGTTGGTAGCTTTTGTCATGTTTTTACCGACTGCTTCCCAATGTTTTGCTGCATTACCAATTGGTCGCGGATCTTCCATTTTTGCAGGCTCAACAGCATGTACTGGGACACGAGGTGCTAATACAAAAGCTGCTAGCAGACCTTCTGTAAAGTACTTCATACCTTTGTTCATTTTTTATCGCCCTTATATTTAATGGGTGTCATAAAACATACAATTTTTATGACAGAAAAACCCTCTTATCATTCGATAACAGGGTCTCTATAGGAACAAGGGTACGCACTAATGACATTTATGTCAATAAGGAATCTTTACGGGAATGTCAAGGGAATAGGCGTATTATGTAACATCAAGTGCGCTATATCACGTCGCAAAGTCTAAGTTATGTACCGTACGTCAGCACTTAAGTCTTCGTCGCTCGTTGCGTCGACTTCTTATGCGCCTCGTCCAAGAACATATCGTCAAGCGTAAAGATACAGTCATTAAAGATGTAACGCTCAACTGGTAAATCATATTGCTCAACATAAGCATTAATTGCTGAGATATCTAACGCCAGAGGAACACCTTGTTCATAGCGTCTAGATCGTGCAATGGTGTTATATGCAGACAGAATTGCATTAGCTACATAAGAATAGTCAGGCGCATCAGGAAGCTTTACACCGAGGGCTTCTCTTTGCTTTTTTTCGTGGTCCGTGAGACCCGCGTATTTGTTGGCGTAGGTGTAGAGGGTTGTGACTTTCCCACAACATCATCTCGATATTGGTTCGCATCTGATTGAATCTTTTCTGATTCAGTTCGAATAAAGGACCAGAGAGAAACCCCTAAATCGCCCATGTTAAGCAATTTCGTAGCGTTCTCTGCATTGTATGCAGGTTCGGACTTTAACTGTTCGCCATTAGGACCTTCTTCGACAAATACAACACCCTTCCAGTCTTCAATTAAATGGCATGCAACTGCTTCCAATAGTAATTCATGAAAGAGTTTGTCATCGGGTGAAGCTTTAGCAACATCAAATCCTTTAGCTGTGATTTGGTTATTCGCACGCTCTAAAGCTACTTGATAAGGCTTATATCCAATGCCTCGGATTTTGAACTCAGCAAGTACATTACCTTCTTCATCTTTATATTCGCGCCACAAACTGACGTCTTTATTTCTTTGAATATTGACTTCAAGAGCCATGTTATTTCTCCAAAAAAGAAGGCAGCAATTAAGCTGCCAAATCAGTATTAAGGTGTTACAGGTGCAATCACACGAGTAATAACTGGCGATACGCGAATATGGTTGTAATTGATGTCGATAGTAATCGTATCTTCACCACCGCCATCTGGGTGATTAGCTTCAGCAACTTCAAGTTTAGGGAACTCAAAGGCATAACCATTACCCTTGCTATCTTCAATTGAGAACTCTAAAGGCATGGTGTCACGGGTTTTAATGAAGTCGATATACCCTGCTGATTGCGCCGAGAACATGTATTGAGTGTTCACAGTTACATCTACAATCTTCTCAAGATAAGTCGTCGCTGTGAGCTTTTTAGAGCCAATACAACGGATTGCTTCCATATTGTTGTTGATAGTCAGTTCAAGCGACTGCATGCAAGCAGTTCCGACAACTGTTTCACCATTAACTTTAAGATCACCGACGTTAAGCGCTGAAACAAGGACTAATTCAGGGACTGGTAAAGGCGAAGTCACAGGGTTTGTAGTTGTACGCTCAAACAGAGTGCCCATCAAACCAAATGTAGCTGTGATTTTACCTGTAGTGGCAATCGTCATTTTTGCTTCATTAACTCGCACACCACGATAAATAAAGACTTGGTTTACATCTTCATAAACCTTAACGAAAGTGAAAGTTTTGCGAACATTGCCACCAAAATTTAGGACATCACTGGCCCAATTGTTCATTGCTACTGCTGACCAGAAGTCATCAAATAAGCCAATTGATAGCTCAACTTCCAATGATCCCGTGATTTCGGCTTCAGTAGCCATGCCACCTTGACGGAATCGCGAATCGACCACACTGTTTGATGATTCAGTGGTGACGTTTTCAGTTAAGCCATCAGTCACACGACGAACAGTTTTCCAAACTGGTGTAGTTGGCAATACTTCGGGGGTTTGCTCTTCAGCATAGTAAAGACGGATCTTTGCACCACTCGACATGGCTTTTACTCCTTATAGGCATAAAAAAACCACCTCGAAAGGTGGTACATAAAATATTTAGGCAATAAAAAACCGCCTTTCGGCGGTGTGGATTTATATGGTTGGTTTCCGTTAATTCGGGAGTTTTTGTTGCAATTCTAAGAACTCTTTTTCATTAAGTTTCTTTCCACATTTCGAACACAACCAAACAGGCGGCCCACCCAAACTTTCAATCTTTAAGTACTCAACTTCATCATGACTACATTTGCCATCTTCCATAACATCAATAGAAACACTATGACCTTCAGTAGTTTCAAATATTCTTGTGATCATTGGATTTCCTTTTTCTTTAACATTAAAAAGCCCTCGAATTGAGGGCGTAGTTTTGATTAGGGGGTCACATTTCAAATGCTACCCATTGATTGAAGAAGTGATGGTTGGAGTTCCATCTCAAGTTGAGATAACTCTTTTTCTAAAACTGGCTTTTCATCACGCCAAGCTCGCATATCACGTGCTGAGCAACTAATGTGGTCTTTTTTGGATTGATATTCATGACTTACAGAGTTGTATCTAGCCCATTTAGATTGAAAGACTTGGCTAAGTTGATTAGCCATCCAGTTAAAGGCATTAATAAATTCGATTTTAGTTTTCATGGCCTTTTCGCCAGTAAAACCCATAACAAGCAACATGAACCCGTCTTTTGAAATTCTAAAGAAAGGAGTTTTGCGTTCTGTGTTTCCTATCTTCTTGTTTTCAAAGGTTAATCCAAAATTGGATTTAGCAAATTCTTCACCACATTGCTTAATGATTTTCTTAATATCTCGCATTACATGGCTGTGGCTCTTATTAAAGGCCTCTGCTACTGCATAACTTGTTGTTTTTGGCTCGCCATTATCATTGGTAACCAAAGCTCGTAAATTCAGTGTTGTCATCATGTTCATAAGATTTCCTCTTACTTACTCATGTTCAAAGAAAAGAACTGGCAGGCACACTGAACATGAAAAGCGTGCTTTTCGGGGATCAGCCTAGCCAGTGGTTGCCTGAATTTCAGGCATAAAAAACCCTGCCGCTAAGGACAGGTTCGTTTAAAAGTTAAATTCGTTAATTGACGCGATAATTTATTGAAATGTTGTACTGAATGAAGTCCCCGTTATTGCCGAGGTTTTGTACTTGACCTCGGAGTATCTCTAGTTGGCCAGTTGTGTAATATTCGAAATGAGCTAACCAAGCATCTGCAAGTTTTGTTATTGCGACTTCATGTGTGTTCAGACGGGCCATGCAGTTGATTGAGATAATCCCTGTTCTTCTTGTGCATGGGGTATCACCAATTGCAGCAATGATCGAACCACCCCATAACACATTAATGTCACACCATAGTCCATCAACCGGCACAGTAAAGTCTTTATTAGGATATTTAATCCGGCTTTGCTCAATTCCAGTAAAGGCCATTGCTCTAGTGATAATGGCTTGTCGTGCTTGATCTAAAGTCATTGCCATTTTAACCACCGTATTTCTGAGCAATATAGTTAAAGGTTGTGGAATAAACGCCTTGAGGGGCTTGTCTTGAATAGCCACCTGTAGTTTTTGGTGTCTCTGGTTTGTCAGTGAAGTCGCCATATTCGATTTTGGTTGCATAAGGCGCATTCGTTTGGATGTATACAGTAGAGTAAGGAACTAGACGAGATAAAGCACTTGTGCCTTTGCTAATGGTTGAGCCACCACCTTTGTCTTTCTCGGCTTCATTAAATGATTGGTCAGTTTGGTTAATACTTACTCTGTGTGATGCCCTAAATGCCCCTGTATCAACTGGACTTTGGAGAACAACACCCTGCAAGGCATCAATGACAATATCTTTCTGTTTTTTGGTAAGGTCGGCTTCAATCGTTTTAGTGAAGGCACTCGGTTTGCTTGTCCAGCCCATTAAAAGTCACCTCAACTTTACCAAACAGTATCTCAAATACTGGTTCATTCCCTACTGTAAACACTCGACCGTCAATGGTGGTTTTATGTCGAATAAGATAGCCTTTGTTAGTATCTGCAAAGAGTACATACTTACATTCTTCGCCATCTAACAGCACCTTCTTTGGGCCATTAGTGGATTTGCGAACCTCAGCGTGATAAACGCCCTCTTGGTTTACAGCCTGACTTATTAAGTTCCCATCATCTAAGTTAATCATTAGACTTTCCTCAATTGAGCAATCCATGTTGCGTCCGCTGGATCTTTTCCGTAACTCACAACCCGATAATTACTACCTTCAATCACCCAAATGTCATTAACATCTGGTTCAACTAAAGTTCCTGCTGTATCTTTCACTTCATTTTGCAGGAGCACGCCTTTGGAGTCTGTTGCGCGGTAATCTATAGGCTTCACCAAATCTTTAGCCCAACTCCCAAATAGGACGCCTCTGCCACCATAGACGTATTCGGTGTAAGTATCTTCACCAGTAGCGGGATTAGATTCAGTTAATTTCTTGCGCGTACAGGTAAAGGAATCAACCGCGTCTGCCAGTTCATCTTCAGCATCAAAGGCAGCGCCAAGTTCTTTTTGAATCTCATCACGCATTCCCATGACTTACTCCGTAATGACATATGTGTTGATGTGATACTTCTCACTAAAGAATGGCTCAAGCAGATCAAGAATGAATTGCATATCACCACTGACTGATTCTTCCTTGCCTGCAACATACGTCTTGCTTACAGACGTGCCAGACTGTGCAGAGACTGTTTTGGATGCTACTACACCTTCTTTAGTTGTGTAGAGTTGCCCTGCTGCTGCCAGTTTTGCTAAGTAAGCGCCAGCCGTAAGAATCGCATCTGGCATTTCACCTTCTGGATAGTCTGGTAAATTTCTAGCATTAAGCCACGCATTAGCCTGCATCACAGCAATAACCGGATCACCAGTTCCCCACCAGTCAGGCCCTAGCTTTTGAGTCACACTTTCGACTGTTACATAGTTCATAGCTTAATCCTAAAAATCTAATTAAGAAGAACGGCCCGAAAGCCGCCCTGCTTTAGTTATGCACCACCATTCAGCGGTGCTTCTGGCACTGGAACAGCCACTTGGGGATCTGTAATGCCATAGTCACCCGCTGTTTTGGCAGGGTCAAACATAGTGCCTGCTGCTAATGTGTCAGTCGCATCATCAGCATATCGGCGGTCAGTTGGGTATTGGTATTTGTAGTCTGGTTGCTTCTCAGCCATGACTGCTCTCCTTAAAGGTTAGTAATTAGGAAGCGGATTGAGGTGTCTTCTGGTTTGGTTACAAGTTCCCAGTTAGCTGCCTTCTGCAAATCAGCCCAAGAAGCGCTTAAAGACTCACGCTCTGTACCACCAGTTAAAGTGTCTTTAGGTGCAATGAAGCTAAAACCTTGCGGATGGATCAACATGTTGCGACGCGTCCAAAGGATTTCATGACCAGCACCATTACCAGTTGATTGTGTTTCTTCAACCTTCAAATCTTTTGGACCAGGAACAGAGTCATATGCAAATGCGCGTGGACCTGCAAGAATCGTGATGAACTTAGCGTTTGCGCCTGTGCCAATTTGCGTATTGGTATCTGTTTCAATGACTGCGCGCCCGTTGTAAACGGTGATTGGTGGCAAGTTATCACTTGTGGTCACTTGTTCAAGTAATTGCTGTTTACGCATCTTCGCAGCAATACGTGAATGCACGAACATCACACCACGTCCACGTAATGAAGCATTCATTGTGCTTTCCGCATCAATGTAGGCATCTACTGACCAACGTGAAGCATCTGTTGCTGTTGAAGCAGAGATGTCAGTAGTGAATCGCTTGCCGTTCGCCTGGTCATAATTACGCAAGCCAATTACTGTTGCTAGAGCACGGTTTTCGGCAGCTTGTTGCCAATACTTATTCAGCATTCCACCAATAAGCTCAAGTGAATTGACCTTCGATAAATACTGCCCAAGAACAGACTCAAGAAAGCCTTCGTTCATATAAGCAACGCGGCCTTGCATTTCACCTGCATCAATCGTGCGAGGCATTGCGATATCAGTCAAAATGGTGTTGCCATAGTTCTGTTCAACATTACCATCCACACCGTTAATGTATGGAACGACGAATGTTGATGAACCACTTGTAAGCAAAGGACGTAAAGATTCATCAGATACAAATGCACCTGATTGCACAAGTGGCGAAACTGCCACAGGATTTGGACGCAGGTAAGATAAAACTACGTCACGGTTAAATACTTCTACTAAAGAAGGCATGGAGTTACTCCCAATAATTAATTATTAAAGTCACCATTCGCTACTGCTGCTTGGAACCCTTGAGGGTCATTATTTTGGAATTCCAAGCGCTCTTGCGTGGTCATTTCACTTGGTTTCTTGGCAGCTCCACCACCTGAACCACCGCCAGAAGCCCCACTTCCTGACGCATTTGAAGCAACAATTAATGGCTTGAATGCCCCATTGCCGCGGAACTCTTTTTTGAGGTCATCAATACTTAAAGCACTAGGTTTGCCCTGCGAATCTAGTACGCGTACTTTGACCTCACCGTTTTCATCAGTTTCAACTTGAAGACGGTTTGTAATATGTGGAAGCAGTACTGCCTCCGAGCCTGCTTCAAGTGGTTTGTTTGAGCGGGGACTGTTCTAAATTTTGTGTAAGTACTTAATTTTCATTTATCCTTCAGAGGATAATTACAAAAGGTACTTCACATGGATGAAGCAACAATCAAAAGTATGGCTGCCGAATTGGCTAAAGGTCTAAAAACACCAGAAGACTTAAACCAAATGACAGCAGTCTTTAAAAAATTCATGATTGAAACTGCACTCAATACTGAACTTTCAGACCATCTCGGTTATGAAAAGCATCAGCCCAAGAAAGGCTCAAATAGCCGTAATGGGTTTAGTTCTAAA